GGTTGCATTTAGAACTTTCTCCTGAGATGGCAAAAGATGCTGTAAAATTTGAAGCAGCATGGCGAGCACTCCCTAAGCCTGAATAAGGTAAAATAGCCTTATGGCAGACAATTTCAGTGGCTACTACACCGCTCAACGAGAAGAGAACAAACGCCAGCGTGAAGTTGGAGAACTTCTTAAACAACGCCGTTTGCGTGAAGCCCGTGGCGAAGAGATATCTGATGAAGAGGAACAACAGTACAGAGAACAAATAGAATCTCGTACTTTTGGTACTTACCGAGTTACCCCACTTCCTAATAAACCCGAAAACTACGGGCGTGGTCCAACTAAAAGTACCCGTGTTATTGCACACAAGTTTGTACCAGGTTCCAGAAGCACTGACCAAACTTTAGGTCGGGAAGTAATCAACTCTGGTACTGTCTACGTAAAGTTTGCTCGCCCTTCTAAACAACAGGGTGGCGATGCAACCTATAAGTATACTAATGTACCTGTTGCTACCTACGAATCTTTTCGTGGTGCAAACTCAAAAGGGCGTTTTATTAACAACCCTCTAGAGTCTTATGGTTATTCAAGAGTTTCACCTGGCAGTGAAGAGTATGGAAGATTTTGTTCTGATTTGTAAATAATATGAAAAAGTTAATTGGTTATGGCTCACTGAGCCTTTTTGTTGCATCATTCCTACTATCACCCGTAGCATTTATTCTTTGGGGTTCTCAAGGTATTTGGCTTTGTGTCATTACTGCTAATACATTTGGGCGCATTGTCTTAAAAGACACACTCAATACTCTGCAAGTTGTTGGTCCTGTTTATTGGATTACTCGTGATTATGTGCCTAAAGGCACACGCTTTGCAAGTATTGGATTTATGAAGCAGATTGATGAACCATGGCGTGTAGGTACAGGTCTTCATTTAAACTTGTGGAAACGCACATTCCAAATTGGTATTTGTCATAAACAGCATTACACAAACTCTATAGATGGTGAATTATCCGTTGTAGGTGGTAGGTTGATGGACACAGCCCCTACGGAAATCGGAGCATGGTAATGATTTGGAAGCGCACTGCACCCACCAAGGAACTTCACCCACGCATTAAAAAGTTAGATACCCCATCACTTCTTTCATGGATGGATACTACGCTAATGAGCGTAGGTATGGCTTACGATGGCTGGCGTTATAAGGACAAGTCTCCTGAGCAGGTAAACGAGGCACTGGATGTCCTCAACGACCTTTGGGAAGAAATTTCTAATAGAAGTATTGACAAATAGGTATACCTAAATGCTAGTATGACAAGAACGAAGATTTCGGTGTTCCCTTTCCACCGAGTCTTCTAGGGGGTCCCACTTCTCTCCCTCCTGTGTGGGGCCCCCGACTTCGCCCTTCGTGTATGCTGTAATACGTGACAGTACTTGATGAATCAGAAATTGAAGAATACGAGCAAGCGGACGACCTTGATGAAACCTCCGCCGAGTTTCTTGACAACCTAGTTAAAAGGTTAATTATCTTTACAGAAGAATTCTGTGACGTTGAGTTATTTCCTTATCAGATTCCCATTGCTTACCGTTTAATTGAATCTATTGTTATTGGTGACGGTGAAGAAATCACAGTCATCGCAACCCGCCAGTCAGGTAAGTCAGAAGTACTTTCTAATGTCTGTGCGTCCCTCATGGTTATCCTTCCTAAGTTGGCTAAGGTCTACCCAACATGGCTTTCTAAGTTTGACAAGGGCTTTTGGGTTGGGGTATTTGCGCCAACTGAAGACCAAGCCGATACCGTCTTTGGTCGTATCGTTTCAAAACTGACAAGTGAACATGCACTTCAGTTTTTACTTGACCCTGAGATTGACGACAAAGCAGCCTCTGGTGGCTCTCGTGGTAAGGGTAAACTAATCAGCCTAAAGAATGCTGGCTCTATCTGCCGTATGCAAACCTGTAACCCCAAGGCAAAAATTGAATCTAAGACCTACCACTTTGTCCTTATTGACGAGGCTCAGGAAGCCGATGAGACCATGATTGCTAAGTCAATCAAACCCATGTTGGCGTTCAACAACGGTTCTATCTGCCTTACTGGTACCGCTACCCGTTACAAGTCTTACTTCTATAAAATGATTCAATATAACAAGCGTAGGTCTGTAGGCGGTAAATCAAAGCGCCAGCAACACTTTGAGTATGACTGGAAGGTAGCGGCTAAATACAACAAGAACTACCTAAACTTCATTTCTAAAGAAAAACTCCGTATTGGAGAAGACTCAGACGAATTCCAGATGTCCTACATGAATCGTTGGATTCTTGAAAAGGGTATGTTTGTTACTGAGGAGCGCCTAGACCGTATGTACGATGCCTCCATGAACGTTGTAAAGCAATGGTGGCGTACTCCTGTTGTGGCTGGTATTGACGTAGCCCGTTCAAATGACTCCACGGTAGTTACCGTTGTTTGGGTTGACTGGGACCATCCAGACCCATTTGGCTTTTACGAGCATCGTGTTCTCAACTGGCTTGAGATTAACAACGAGGAATGGGAATCTCAGTATTTCCAGATTATTGATTTCTTGCGCAACTACGATTGTATGAGAATTGGTGTGGACTCTCAGGGTGTCGGTGGTGCTGTCGCAGAACGTCTACAACTGCTTCTGCCTGACATTGAAGTTCTTGCGGTTACCTCAGATGCCAAGAATCAGAATGAACGTTGGGTGCACCTAACAGAACTTATTCAGCGTGACCAACTTGTAATTCCTGGTCATTCTAAAGCCCGTAGAATCCGAACCTGGAAACGTTTTAACCAGCAAATGTCTGACCTTGAAAAGATTTATCGTGGACCTTATTTACTTGCGGCGGCTCCTGACGAAAAGGGTGCATTTGATGACTACCCCGACAGTTTGGCGATTGCTTGCCAAATGACTACGCAAGATACGATGCCGACCATTTTGGTGGCTGATAATCCTTTTTTCCGTTGAAATATGATACCCTTATATACAAGTAACCCCAGTCCCTTTTGGAGGATTTTGTGAACGTAGCACCCGCCCCGATGTTCCCTGAGAAGTCGCCCACCATGTTTGAGCGTGGCTTTGCGCCATCAATCCCAATGAACAAAGGTCCTCTTCGCTTTGAAGAGGGTGTCGCAACTGACACCGATGTTCCTAACGATTTTGCACAAGGCGCATATATGGACACCGCTCCATCGCCCATGCGTATGAACCATAACAACCCAGAGATGTTCTACAAGCACCCAGAGCAGACAATGCAAGAGCGTGCTCACGTAGGTGCTGCTTCATGGATTGAAGCCCCTGCGGTCCTCTCAGAGTTCGTACAAGGCGCTGTAGCAGGAGATGGCATGCCATCCTTTGAGTATGAGTACAACACGGGTGGACACATGAACCGTCCAAACCCAACTGTAGTTTACGACTAAATAATGGACTACGGCGAAGCACCAACTCCTGGTGCCGCCGAAGACTCTGAACCTGCGCCGTACCAATCGTCACTGCGTATCCAGAGTGCTGAGGGTGGTATACCTATTGCGGCAGTGTACGCTGGTTTTAAAACTACGTACAACTTTAAGCCTGCGGCTGCTGCTCGGCGTATGGCCTTTGCCGAGGCTGCGGCACATTACAAATACTTTGAAGCGGCTACTGCCATTCATAACCCATATGTGCCACCACGCCGCAGTCCAAAAGGCGGTATTGACCGTCAGCGCCGCCTAACAGGAAACGGTGAAATCTTTACAGACCCGCTGGATGCTTTTAAGCCTCAGCGGTTTAAGTCTACAAAACTCAACGACCCTTCACGCCTGACCTACAAATCAGGTGGACCAAGTCGTTGGGAAAAGAAAGGTTTATCCGCTTATCGTGCGGCTAACAAAGATAACGTTGATGGAGTACCCGACTGATGGCTGCTGACCATATATCCAGTTTAGAAAAAAGACTTGCTGAAGTCTCAGAAGATGAAGTTCTTAAATATGCTTCAGGGCCAGGGGTTAAAGCAGCCCAAGAAACTTTTGGTGCTATCTCACGAGATACTACAGGAACT